TTTGGCTGTAGCCCTGATGGGCTTGTGTCTGACAGGGGGCTTGTGGAAATTAAGTGTCCTAATAGCGCAACTCATTGGGAATATTTCAAAGCTAAAGAACCACCTAAAAAATACTTTATCCAGATGCAAGCTCAAATAGCGGTAACTGGTAGAGATTGGTGCGACTTTGTAAGCTTTGACCCAAGGATGCCTGACCGCAGCCAGTTGCTAATTGTTCAAGTGCCTAGGGATGAAACTTTTATTGCTGAGATGGAAGAAGAAATTAAGAAATTTTTGGATGAAGTGGAAGTAGAAGTTAAACAAATGAAAGGGATGTAAATGGCTATCAAATGGTATGTAAAGGCTCCAGTTTCTGAATATGTAGCCCAGGATGGAACCAGCAAAAAGCGGTATCAAACAGTAGGAATTGTTACTGAAACCAAAAAAGGCGATTTAATGCTGAAATTGGAAATGATTCCATTATTGGGATTAAAAGAAGGCTCTTTCTGGGCTTACTTAAATGTTCCTGAAGAAAAAACTGACCAGCCTAAACCTTCAAATTTGGCTGACATTGAATCTGATATTCCCTTTTAAGGAGCTATAAATGAAAAAAGTAATCGGAGCTTTATTTCTATTAGTTGCATTATCAGCTTATGCTGACCAAGTGATTACTTGCAAAACTTGGGCTGGTTTAGTTTTTGTTTGGAATGGACCACAATGCCCTTCAGGTTCAATGCGAGTTTTTTAAGGAGAGCATGATGAATGAACATATTTGGACAGCATCAGGAACAGATATTACAATTCGATGGAGGCTCAATGGCTGGACTCCACCTTCTGAACAGCAGGAATATCGAGATAAATGGAAGTATTACCAAAACCTTCCATTGCGAAGTCTTGATGATGCAGCTAGAGAGCAATATGAACAAGTTTTGCGAAAAGCTAAAGTGGCAAGGATTAAATAATGGCAACTAAACTAAAAGTATTAGTTCCTGCAATTAAGGAAAAGTCTGGGAAAGTTATTAAAGCTCCTAGTAAAGCCTGGTCGCATGATGAGCTAAAAAAGAAGGCTGGGAAAGAAGCAAAGCATGCAAAGCATGAGTTTGAACTTTCCAATGGTCGAATTGTTACCAGAAAAGTTGCTGCTAAAGTTGCAGAAAAAGCTGGTGAAGTTCCTAAATCAGTTGGAAAAAAGCTTCACAGCCATGACCTTCGCAGGGCTGAAGGTATTAAAAAGAAGAAAATGTAATGAGTAATGATGAAGCCATGATGTTCAATGCTATTGTCATGATTGGCTTCGCTTTTATTATTTTGTATTTAATCGGAAAAGATAATGACAGATGAAAAAATCCCTTTTGCAGGTAATGTAAAAGTCCCTAGCGATGACTGCGAGGAGGCATTTTTTGCCCTCTATCCAGACTTTTTCTATGAAGGCTCTACAGCCCTTAATTTATGGACTCAAGCATGGCAAGCAGCCCTTGACTATGTTGAGAATAAAAAGCCTGTAATCCAGCTAATTTGAGCACCATAGACCAAACCGAGGAAGGGCCTCGCAATCTTATTTCTTTAAAAGAATTTGAAAAAAAGAAATATGAGTTGCAAGTCGAGCTTCTTAAATGGCAGCACCATGTCAAAGACAATGGTGAGAAGCACATCATCATTTTTGAAGGCAAAGATGGGGCTGGCAAAGGTGGCACTATTAAGCGGTTTATGGAGCACATGAATCCCAAGTCAGCCAGAGTTGTTGCCTTAGACAAGCCTACAGAGTCTGAAAGGACCCAATGGTATTGGCAAAGATATATCAAAGAGCTTCCTAAAGCTGGTGAGATTACTTTTTGGGATAGGTCCTGGTACAACAGGGCTACAGTTGAAAGAGTGATGGGCTTTGCAACTGAGGATGAAGTAAATCTATTTTTGCAAGAAGCTCCTCAAATTGAGCAAATGCTTAAAAATAATGGTTTCAAGATTATTAAGTTTTGGCTTAATGTCAGCAAAAAAGAGCAATCTAGGCGATTTAAAGAAAGGCAAAGCAATCCTTTAAAGCTTGGAAAGATGAGCCCTATTGATAGGGTCAGCCAAGAAAAGTGGAAAGAATATTGCGAAGCTGAAGGCGCAATCTTTGATGCGACCCATGATTGGATAATAGTAGATTCAGACTGCAAGCGAACCGCTAGATTGGCTTGCATGTCTACAGTTATTAGTCAAAACAACTACTCAGGCAAATTAAGCCCCTAGAATATCCATTGCTTTATGGATTCGATTGATTCGGTCATCTAGGCCTAAAGTACCGCCATTGATGCGCTTGGTCATGGTTGTCCAATCTTCAGCTTCAGCAAGCGCATTTAAACCTTTTTTGTTCCAAAACCAGCCAGCAGACATACAAGCCCATTCAGGCTCTAAAAGAAGCTCAGGTTGCTCTGAAAAGGGTTGGCCTAGGGCATCGCCACATACTTGATAGTTTGACCGCCCTGTGAGCTGAATAACCCCTCTGCCATGAAATTTCCAGCCATCACCATCTTGAGAGTTTCCTAAGTCAGCTCTACCACCATAAACCTTGTTTGCAATCATTTCAGGATTGTTGGCATATTTGTCAGCAGTTGCCTGGTCAAATCGAGAAGGCCATACTCGCATCAAAGCTTGTGCGCTGTAATGCAGGTTTTCTTCTAAGACTTTAAAGTTATTGGATTCATGACCGCATTGACCTATAAAAGCAGCCTGTCGCTTAGGAGTATCAATGCCATATTTTGCAAAGGTGTCATTTAAAGGTTTAAGCCACTTAGTATCAATACCAAGGGCTTGTAATTGTTCGCTATTCACTATCGCTTCCTATTTTTATTCCAGTAATAAGCCCTATAAATCCACCCACTATAGTTTGAAAAGCTGGGCCAACTATTTCAAAAAGTTTTGTATTGTCTATTTGTGGATTAAAAAATCCAATCATAAATACTGTAACCATAGCCATTACAGTAATGCATAAAGTAAAAGAGGCTATTAAAGTAACCCAGGCAGCTAGTTGTTCTTTATTCATTTGATTGAGTCATATTGTTTATAGCAAGCTTCTAGGCCTACTCTTATTTGGTCTGCTCTGGCAGCTTCCCTGATAAGAAATTCTGCATCCTCGGCAAAAAGGGTTGCCCCAGTTCCACTTTGTCCAGTTGAGGTTTCTGAGGTGCGACTGCTGCGCTTCCGCAACTCACTAATAGAATCGACAAGCTGAGAGTTAATAGCTTTGATTTGAGCATCTTTTTCTGTCCTTATTTTGTCAGCATCAGCCTGATATTGATGTTCCTTTTCCCTGATGACTTTTTCTTGAGAAGCTTGTTCATGTTGGCATCCGCTTACAAAACCACCACAAAACAGGCTAATAGCTACCATCAAATAGATTGCATAAATATTCATCTAAAGCCACTTATCCTTGGCGAGAATGCAAAAGTCGCTTGATAACTTTCTGATGGAACAGTATGCAAAGTGCCTCTAATATTCCAGCCAATATTAAGATAAAAGCACCTAGAAAACCCAATAGGAGCAATCCAAACAAACTGAAAAAGTCCAGCACATTGTACGAAACACCAGCCAGCCACCGCATTGTCATTGTCCTTGATTGAGTCATTGCCATAAAGTTTAGACTTGTTTTCAATGGTATTGATATATTTTAAGCAGACAGAATAAGCAGGATTGCGCCAAAGCCAATGGACTTTTGACCAATAATTCTTTTCAGGAAAGTGCTGCTGAAAGGTAGCATCCCCATCTAAAGTATTGTCAGGAGTCATAAACCAATTAAGCCATGATGGAAGAACTGGGCCTACAGCTTGATAGCTATGGTTATCGCACCACCAAAGCTTTTGGACAGTAAATATTGGAAGAATAGGAGCAATGACATAAGCAATCAAAGTCATTGTCAGGTTTAGAACCAGAAAAAAAGGGTAGAGAATATAGTTCATCTGATTGGTTCTGTAGTTATAAAGCGCAATACAGCGACAATAATGCCAATAGCAATAAGGCTAATGCCATAATATTTTGGGTCAATAAGGTTCTGGACATAGGAAAAGTTATCAGCCAAAGCACCAAAAACAACAAGGGCTAATGAAAACCACATTGTCTTGGATTTATGAGCTTTCATTTTGAGTGCCATACTCCAGCAAAAAAACTAATCAATCCACTAATACCTGAAACAATAGCCATTCCCATCCAAAACCCACCTCTAGACTTATTGGCTAAAGCTACAAGCTCCTCAAGTTGAGCTTCCATTTTGTCTTGCTTTTTGGAAATCTCATTAAATTTTTGCTCATATCCTTCTACTTTTTGCCAAAGGACACCATATTTCACAGGATCAAAATCAAAAGACATAATGACACTTTAAGATTTCATGATATATGCAAGAGCATAGTATGGAGGCAAATTAGCATTTGTTCCGCTTGTACCTGAAGAAGCATTAGTTGTTGAAGTTGTAGTAGCAACAGAAATACCAGTAACTTCTGTAGAAGTATTTGATTTTGTGCCTAGTGCAGAGCCTGAGCCTCCAGCACCGCTTCCACCTCCAAAAGTGGCAAAGTTAAATCCATTGCCAGTTGTATGAGAATGCCCTGGGTCGGTAACAACAGAGCTAGAAGTTGATGTAGCTGTATGAGTATGGCTAACAACAATAGCATCTTTGCTACCACCAGTTTGTCCAACTGTATAAGTATTTCCTGCGCCCAAGACAAATGAATTTCTTAAATCTGGAGTTGAATTTGTGCCATCACAAAGCACAAATCCAGCAGGAATAGAACCTATAGAACCTGACCAAACCAAAATACATCCACTTGGTAAAGATGGGGCAACAGACTGCTGTGTAGTCAAAATTCCAGCAATATTGTCATAAGTATTGATTACAACATTATTGGCATCTTGAAGAATAAACTTGTAGGAATAGCCATTGATTAGCCACAATTCACTAGGAAGTTTGCCAGTAGAACCCAAAATAATAGGATTTGGATTTGCAACAGTTCCATTTGAGCTTGTAAAAGTTGCTAATGGTGTAGAGCTTCCTGCTTGATAGCAATAAATTTGACCACCTGCCAATGGCAAATTGCCATTAAACATTGTTTGACCATTAAATAATGGTGATAGGTTTACTGTTGCCATTGCTATTCCTTGATTTCAAATTTATTTATTTCATTCAATGGTGTTCCAGACCGCTTAATTTCTTTTTGAAGTTGCTCGGCCTGTCTTGAAGATTTTAATTTAGAAGCACCTTTTTCGCTTAAATATTCGCCACCAGTTGCGCCAACAGCGCCACCTAAAGGGCCACCCAAAAAGCTTCCACCAGCACCACCAACAAAAGCACCAGCTCTTTGAAGTGCCATTTCGCTAAATTTATTTTTTAGTAAATGAGTTTGAACTCCTGCGCCTGGATATTTATTAGGAATATGCAAAATATTTGCAGCTTCAATTCCATCATAAATGGCTTCCAATCCTTTAGGGTCATTTCTAAAAGCAACTTTTAATTTTTCACTTAGGTTGGCAGCCTCTTTAGCAGCAGCAACAGAATTAAAAGGTTGGTTTTTAGCACTTTTACCAGCTTCTTTAATTTGTTCAACTAAAGAGGTTTTAAGCTGATTTACAGCAGTTGTTTGACCATCTGACTCTAAGGTATTAAACAAATGCTCAAATTGACTATGAGGCAAATTTACTACTGTAGAAGCTACTTTTTCATCAGGAATCTTTTGATTTACACCTTCATCAGCAAGTAGATTTCCCATTGCTTTAGGATTGTCATAAACCTCAATACCTTTTTGATAATGCTTTCTGGCTTTTTCATAGGTTTCGCCACCAACAGTTTCAAATACATCATTGTCTAGTAAACCTTTAAGCTGACCGCCTAATTGTTTAGTTTCATAATGGTATTTGCTATTGATATATTTGCGAACATCCTCGGCTTGAGCAACAGTCAAAGGTTTAACATTTCCAGACTCATCCAAAAAGCCTTTGCGGTTCATAAATTGCTTAATGCCAGTTTGCAAACCTTTTTCATTTTGATAAGCAAAGTTTTCATCAGCATTTAAAAACTCATTAAATCCTTTAAGCTCTACAGGAGTATTGCCCAAAGTATCTGTGGCTTCTTTGTAAAGACCAGTAGTTTCTTTTGCATGGCTGTCATAGCCTTCTTGCAAAGCATCTTTAATGGTTCTGCCAACTTTAATCTTATCGCCCTCTTGAAAAGGGGTATTGTGTCGAATAGCAGTACCGCCAGCTTCTTCTTGAATTTTATTGAAATGACTATCCAAAGCTTGTTTTTCAAGATTGATTTGCTGAGTCATGCCAGAACCATAAGGCCCTTGGTCTGCTTGAGAAGTAATAAATTGAGAAGCAGCTTCTTTAGGGTTTCCTGTCAAAGCAGAAAGTCTTACATCTTCTAAGCCAATTTTGTTTAAAAGTTGCTCTCTAGCAGCAATATCTTGTGGTTTAAATGGGTTTACTTCTGCCCTATTCTCAGGCATTTCCAAAGGAACCTCAATATTTCTTTCAAGAACTGGAGCAGTTGGCTGAGAAACTTCAACAGTTGCTTTAGGAGCTGGAGTAGCACCAGGAACACCGCCCTCTGGAGCAACAGCACCTACTGGAGCACTAGGCTCAACTGTAGGCTTAACACCGCTTAAATCAGCTCTTGCTTGCTCAAATCTGTTTTCTAGATTTTGCATAGCACCTTTTACAATAGGTTTTCCATACTGAACAGCTTGATGAGTTCCCAAAATAGTTAAGGAATTCATCATATGCTCAACATCAGCTTTTGGTAAGCCAGTTTGCTTAGAAATCCAATCAGCACCTTTGCTCATATTTTCGCCTACATAATTCATTAGGCGATTAGAAGCTTCTTGTTTGTAAGCAGGTTCTTCAGTAATTCCAAAAGCTTTACCAAAAGGCTTGTCTAAAGCACTTTCAACTTTACCTGCAATTTCAGCAGCTTTTTCAGAAGTTGTAAAAGGCCTAGCAACAGCTTGAGTTACATAACTAGCAGTAGAAGGAATGGCAGAGCCAATAGTTGTATCTAATAAAGATGCAACTCCTTGTGCTCCTTCTTTGAATTTTTTAACTCCAAATGGTCCACCAGTAGCAAAGTATTCCATACCCTTTAGGACATTTTTACCGCTTACCCTGCTTGGAGAAACAATAGAAGGCTCTTTATATGGCTCAATAGTATTTAATAAATCTCCTACAGTATATTCAGAGCTTCCAGCATAGTTTTGTCCAGATGGAAGGGTTTGCAGTAGTGAATTGACATCATATTCATTAGACATTATTGCCCTCCGACAAGTTTAAGCAGGGTTTGTCGCTTAAGTTCTAGCTTCTTTCTATCTTCTGCGCTTAAATTGCCGATTTCTTTGCTTAAAGCCCTAATATCTTCTTTGTCTAATTTTGTCTTAGATGCATCTTCTCCAATAATGGAGATATATTTCATCAATTTAGGGTCTTGTGCAAACTGAGTAAATTGATTATTAAATGCCTGAACTTTTCCATAATTAGGATTAGTTGAGTTTCCACCATTATTGATGATGCCTTTAGATTGCAAGTCCTGAGTTGTAACCCATGCATTATCTTGGCGAACCAAGTCCATCAATGCTTCTTTGCTTAGGTTAAATGAACCATAAGCAGCTTTTTTGCTTTCAGCATCAGCATCAGACTTAGGAGTAAGTTTTTGAATCCTTTGCTCCAAATACTTAGCCAATTCTTGCTCTTTAGGATTTAAGCTACCTTTGCCTGTTTTATGAGCTAAATAGCTTGAAACTGCGCCAGTATCAACAGATGGGTCTTTCAATGCAGTCAAGATATTGTCATTGATTTGTTTTATGGTTGGAATATGACCAAACTCACTATTGACATTATTAAACTGGTCTTGAGCTTTAGCAAAAGCACCTTGAGTTGCCTGAACCCTAGAATTAAAGTTTGCAGGAGATTCATTAGCACCTTGAACAAGTTGATTTCCTGCGCTTGGTTGATTGCTAGGCATAGCTCTACCGCCAGTTTGACCGCCACCAACTTGACCACCGCCAACAGGTTGAGCACCCACTTGACCGCCACCGCCTTGAGGAACAACAGCACCACCACCGCCACCACCGCCACCAATAACCATTGGTGCGCCTGTAATTGGGTTTGCAAATACTTGTGGAGCAATGCTTGTTGAAACTCCAGGGCCAGTTTGCTGACCAGGTTGTTGTGCAGATACCAAAGCATTTCCTTGAGATATAGGAACAATTTGACCGCCAATATTGGTAGACTGAGAAGGCTTATAAAGAGCCTCAAATTGACCTTGAGCACTTAAAGACCTTGCCATGCTTTGAGCAAGCCATGATTTTAATTGAGCTTGATTACCGCCTGTTGGCAAACCTGCTAAAGCTTGCTGAACAGCAGCATCAGGAGTTCCAGCATTTTTAGCATGAATTTTTACAGAATCAATAATATCTTGAGCTGTTAAATCAGGCTTATTGATAAGTCTTTGTTGGTCTTGAATAGTATTGGTTAAATGAGCTTGAAAATTTTGTAGCTGTGAAGTATTTGCATCGGCAGTTGCTTTTTTAGCAGCAGCTTGACCAACTTCAATTTCTGAAGGCAGCAATGCTCTTTCTTTTTGCAATGCAATATTGCCTCGGCTTACATTAACCAAATCAGCCAAACTCATGCCTTTTTGAGTTTCAAGTTTAGGCATACTGGATTGACCATAACTACTTGTATCAATAGCTTGACCTAATTGTGGGACAGATAATCCACTTGTAGAAATTGCCATAATTTTTCCTTAAGCTGTAGGCATTGAAAGATTGCCACCATTAGGGGTTGGGCCTACTTGAGTATTGTAAGTAAACCCTTGTCCATTGCTACCGCTTAACCCCATATTGGCATAAGGATTTGAATTATTATAGTTTTGAGCAGTCATGTAACCAATATTACCTAATGAATTTACTGCGCCACTATAAGCATTAGCAGAGCCTATTGTTCCTGCTGCTTGTGCTTGACCTGATGCATTGATTCCTGCTGCCTGAGCATTAGCAGAGCCAATACCAAGGTTTGCAATATTTGTAGCTGTACCAATTTGAGCATTAGCGGAACCAGTTGCACCAGCAAGACCTAAATTAGAGTTAGCTAAATCAATAGCAGCAATATTTCCTCTTTGAGTCTGGAAATTATTGAATGCATTTTGATAGGCATTAGAAGCATAATTTTGGGTGTAATCTTGCAAAGACTTTAAAGTGTTACCGCTTACAGCCCCACCTGTTGCATTAGAAGCCATTAAATTAGCTTGCTGACCTTGTCCAAGGTTAAAAGCAAAATTAGGAGCAAGATTTGAATTTAAATCTGCATTAGAAAATTGCTGATTAAAGTATGGATTATTAGCAGTAAGGCTAGATAATGGAGTTGCACCATAATTTGCATAAGGTGTAAATTGACCTGCTGCCTCTTTTCCAGCAGCTAATAAATTTTGTTGTTGTTGCAATGCAGCAGCCGATTGAGTATTGGCTGCACTCATTGCAGCATTGGCTTGAGTATCAGCAGCACTTTGAGCACCTTGGCTGGATATATACCCTGCTGCTACTGACCCTACAACTACTGCTGTTGCGACTCCTGACATTTAATCTCTCCTTGTTGCAAGGCTTAAGGCTTGCCGATAGTCAATAGTGATTTCTTCACCCAAATTACCTCCTTGGCATCCATTTATTGCCTTTTTTGCCACCAAATCTATATTGCCATTATCTCTCAAAACCATAATTCCATTGGGATTTTTTGCATGATTTGTATATCTTCCTGCTGGAGTTCTTTTGCCATCAATTCGAGCTGGAGCAATTACTTCCCCTTCTTCTAAATTTCCTGTGGCAAATACTCCTTTTCCATCAATTCTTGAATTTGCTACCATCATCTTATAATTGCCAAAAGGCATAGGAATTTGGTCATCCATGTTTTCTGTCTGTTTTCTAACAGTTTCATGGTCAAACCCATACTCAGCAATAGCTAAGTAATAATCAGCTACATCAGTAGAGTGGTCTAAAGTAAGCAATAAACTTTGAGCTTTTTGATTTTCTTGCCAAGTTATGCTTTTTTCAAGAAACATAGACTCAAGCTTTTCTACATCAGTTTCAAAAGTGGCATAAACATTTTGCCAAACCATTTTTTCATGAATATAGCCAATTTTGCGACCTGGCTTAGAAACAAATACTTGAGGAGCAGATATTTCAGTCTTTGAACCATCTTCATTGACCATAGTTACTCTGCCAGCAAGCATAATATTTAAATGCTCAGTCTTTTGATAATGTCCAATAGAAAGAGTTCCAGCAGGAATAGTTACTTCTCTAATGTAAATATTTGGTCCAAACCGATGAATTACAGGGCAATCCACTTGCTCATGTTTTAAAAATTCAGCTTCTAATTTCTGAACTTTTTCCTCAGTTATTACCTGTAAATTAGACATTGTAATAAGGCACTTTATAAGGCTTTCCAGCCACAGTAATATTGATAAATCCAACTGGTTGAGATGGCAAATTAGCTGCTCCTTTGTTTGCTGAAGGAGAAGAACTAAAATTAAGCAAATTTAAGAACCATTGCTGCCATGCTCTAGTAGGCATTTTTGTAACATCATCTACTAAAGGGGTTACAGGATAAGGATTGGTTTGCTCTGTACCCCAAATTACATTAGGATTAGCCATTAGTTTTCTCCTTGTGAAGCTTTAAGGTTAGCACTAACAATCACAGCTTTAATAGGGTCAGTTACCACTACTTCAAAAATTCTATCCCTTGACCATCCAAGTCTGCGCCAAATTGTTCTATTTTGATAAGCCCCTTGAGTTCCAATAGTAGTCCAATGCTCATTAGACCAAGTAGAGCCACCATCATTAGACCAGCGAAGCATAGCTTGAGGGTTTACCCCTACTGTCAATACTTGTGCATTTCCAGCTATTGCTACTCCAGCTACAGCCAATCCTGCTACACCATTAGAAGGGGAATAAGAGGTTTGCTGCAATCCTGATAAACCAACTCCAGGCTGGAATTGAATTTGAAATTCATCAAAATACTGCCTTTGCAAATCCGAAACCAAATGGGGTGCTCTGCGAAGTCTGCGAATAGTTCCACCATTATCAGTATAGTTTTTCAAATCTAGTTGATAAATTTGACCATTTTGCCAATCACCAACTAATACATTATTTTGGAATACACAAGAACAATTAGACCTGTGGCGATGAAATACATTGTTATTGTCTACCCATAGCCATTTATGCCATAAACCAGTAGTAACATCAAAAGCCCAAGTTAAATCAAGGGTTGGGAATGAAATTACATAGACTTCATGGCCTTCTAACTGGTATGTATAAGCAACTGCATCTTCTACATATTTGTCTACAAGGGTATTTTCTACAGCATGAGTTGAAATTCTTTGAGGAAAATAGCCATTCATAGCAACTATTTCTGATTGTCCTCTAATATTTTTACTTAAATAAGCAAAAGAATTTCCTAACCTGGACACAGAAAAAGGGGCCACAATACCATGCTGACTAGAACTCCCTGGAATCCTTTGAAAAGGGAATGGATAAGTGCCAACATCAGACCAAACCTCTGAAGTTTGCTCTCCTAATAAATATACTTGTCCATGATCTACTATTAAAGATACAAGATTATCTGGGCCTGTAAATTTAGAGGCAAAAGATAGACCATAAGTAATTGGACTTAAAAGATTTGAAGCAGCCCATTTTTGGGTATTAGGGTCATTGTAGATAAAGTAATTGTCTACAATATCTACTACTGTACCGCCAGAAAATGCTCCATCAGTAGATGGCATTGTTGTAAAGCGCAAAGCATATAATGCCTCTGAACCTACAGATTGACTATTATTTACAACATAATTACCAGTTCCACCAGCACCAGTTCCAAAGGTTAAATTTAAGGTTAAACCTGTCCCTGAACCGCTAGTAGAAGTGGTTGTAGGGCTAATTGGGTTTGAGGTATATTGGCCTGAATTTGTAGTAGTTAAGCCTGTAACTGCTCCTGAACCGCCAACACTTGCTACTGTATAAGTTGCAGGGGTAATTCCATAAACACCGCCAACTACTGTAATTGTGTCATTTACAGAATATCCTGTACCGCCTGAAGCAATTCCAGTAGTAAGAACAGTTCCATTTCCTAAAGCAGTAATAATGGTATTACTAGCAACTCCTGAGCCAATAATAGTCATTCCAGGGTATAAAGTATCCCCAGTAGAAATTGCTGAAATGGTTAATGTAGTTCCTGAAATTGCACCTGTTAGCTCTGCTGCTACATCAGTTACATACATTTGAGTAGAAGCTACAGCATGGTTAATATTTAAGGTATAAGTACCTATTCCACCAGTTGTACCGCTTGTTTGAGCTGTAATGATTGTATTTGGCAAAACTCCAACACCAAATAATTGACTTGCGATTGAGATACCACTTCCCAATACATTGATTGCAGTAACAGTTAAAGTTGTTCCTGTAATCGAGCCTTGAAAAATACAATCTCCTGGGTCTTGGTCAATAAACCAAGAATATCTATAGGTTCCATCAGTAATGTATACAGAAATGCCATTGTCTGTAATGCCTACTTGACCTGTGCTTGAATTTAATTGACCGACAATTCTTGGGGTATAGGTAGAGTCAATGCAATACAAATATTGACCACATACCGCTACAAAAGATTTTCCACCTGATAAAGTTCTCATGCCCCTTACTGGAGCTTGTGGAGTCAATGCTACAACAGAGGTAAGCCCTGGGGTTGGATAAAGCGCAACAACACCCCTAGAGTCTTGCGACTTTGTAGGGTCTACTTCAGGATACCAATTTATACATTCTTGAGCATCCTGATAGATACTAGGTGCTTCATAAGATGCTCCTACGAATCCAAAATCAGGCATATTAGTATCCTAGTGCAATCCAAAAAACATAGTCTGGGCCAGCATTTCCATTAAACAAGTCTACTCCACCTTGAGTAATATTAGCCTGACCAATAGGTTCAATACCAGTAGTAACAATTCCAATATTTTGTGAAATGGTAAAGCTTAAATATCCATTAGGGAATGTAATTGGAAAATTTACATGAGTGCTTGCGCTTCCTGCAACTTGCACAGTACCCCATTGCATAATCAATCCACCTGTAAGATAAGAATATCCATTAGCAGATAATGATTGTTTTCCGCTTACATTGAAATTAAATTTATTGCTATTTACAGCTCCGCTACCATCTACACTAAATAACTTAGTACCTGATTGTGTCCAAGCCCCAAAAAAGTCATATCCACTAGCACCTGTAGCTCCAGTAGCAATATATCCTGTTGCTGGACCACCATAAAGATTTGCGCTAAATACATTGCCACCAGAAGGAGTATTTGATGCCCCAATAACTTGACTTGTTAAAGCTGGGTAAGTGCCTTGATTTGCAGAAAGACTATTTAAAGTTGCAGTTGTGCCTGTAAATGCTGCTGTTGCAGATAAATTAGTGAAATAACCTGAATTTGGAGTTGTAGAGCCTATGGTTCCAGGTGATACAAGAATGTCATTTACAAGAGTTGTATACCCTGCACCTGAAACAGAACCACTTACAGATAGATTTATAAGGGACAAAGCACCATTTGGGAAAGTGCCATTGTAAACAGCAGTATTTACATCATTAAGCCAAGAGGCATAAATTACTGTTTGATTATCAATAAAAGTAGTTGTAGTCATAATTTTTATCCTGTAAATCCACCATTTAGAATCCATCCAGCATCTTTAGCTTTGCCAGTAATCATAATGGCAGGATAGCTTGCAGAAGCAATAGGCTTCATATTGTTGCGCTTAATAGTAGATTTAGATTGAGCTGCATAGGCATTTATCATTGATATTTGAGTAGCAGAAGCTTTGCCATACATAGGCATCAATCTTTCAGCCAAATTCCATCTAAGGGCCATTGAATAGCCTTGTGGAAGGACTATTTCATCATAAAGGGTTTCATAATTGCTAAAAATGGTTGTAGCAAAAATATGCATTTCACCCTGAGCTGGATTAGGCCATACAAACAAATTGCCTGTTTCAGCATTAGGATTGTAGTAAAGAGCTTTAGGCCAAGGACCATTAAGAGTTTTTAAGCCAATTTGATTGTAATTTGTAAGTGAAATGACACCAACTTGATAATCCAATCCACCATTTAAAACAGGTTCACCATTAGACTGAGTATTTACCCTTACATAAGCTTGGTCAATAGACAAAGGCTTTTGATAGTAAGCAGTAATGCTTGTAGACATTACAGCAGTAGGATAAGTAACATTTAATTCATAGGTTCCGACTTCATTGACATTACCGCCAGCACCAGTTAAAAACTGAACAATTTTTGTTCCAGGAAGTATGTCTGTTCCTTTTAGGGTTTGACCTTGTGCAACTGCACCGCTAGAAATACCAGTAACAGTTAAAACATTCCCAGAAATAGAGCCTGTAAATTGAGCACCAATATAATTAGCTGTTGAAGGTGTAGGGCCAATGGTGTATTGAACCTGACCAGGAATCAATGGAAATATGATTTCTGTGGTGTTGTAAACCATCATATCCTCATTAGACCATTGGTCTACAAGGTCATTAAGCATATCAAAAGCATCTTGAGCAGCAGAAGGGGTAGGAGTTTCCCCAGACTCTAGTGCGCCAATGTCTTTTAATGCTCTGCTAATAATGTCGATTGGTTGAGTCATTTTAACTTCCTGGTGTAAAAGTATCAGATAACCAAGGGAAATCTACTTTTTTGATTGTTTCTAATGCTTGTAATTGATTTTCTAAGTTCAATTTTATGGCATTTACACCATCTTTAGTATTATCTTTTTGAAGCCAATCAATTAAATTTGTTTCTTTAATTTGCTCAAATGGGATATTTACAGTTCCTTCTTCAAAAGTATGATTTCCTTCTGATTCAACAGTATTTTTTCCATCTGAAGCACTAACAAAATAGTGAATGCTTTTGCATCCATCAGAAATGCTTAAAACTTTCCAAATATAGTCCATTAAGCACTCCAAGGCAAAGGAGGATTGACTACTGGAGGATTGATTTGGTCGGAAATCATAGTATCTAATTTTGTTGTAATTGCAGCAACTCCATCAGTTCCCAATGCGCTTTGAACCCATCCAATGACAATGTCATTAGTTAGCTCATTAAATGGGGTATATGGCCCTTTCCCACTATAGGTAAAATCATGCTCTCCGCAAGTTGTGGCTTGATAAGGCATTGTATTTTTAGAGCCATCCAGATTATCTACTTCATGAGTTTCTGAGCTAAAAGCTTCTACATAGTAATAAACTTTATAAACTACATCAGTTTGACCTTCTGAAGATGGGTAGCAATCCATATTTGTTACTACCCATTGGTATGTATTTGCCATAATTTATCCTAAATAAACACCGCAAAATATTGAAGCACCAGTATAAATTCTATAAACAGCAGAAGAATTGTATGCACTTCCAAATACAGTAACAGTATCGCCAACAGAGCATTGCACAGTAGTCTGTGCTGCAATAGATGCAATGGCAACTTGTCCTGAAGCAGCACCAATATAAGTATCTCCAGCAATAGGAGTTAAATTGTTTCCATTGACTCTAATCTGGTTATACATTGTTGCTGAACCAGCCGATGAGGTTCCATAATTGCAGGTATAAAACAGCCATTGACCAGCTACAGGAATTGTATAAGTATAAGTTCCTGTATTAAAAGTGCCACCGCCTCTATTGTAGATAACCACATTAAATGGCAATGTTGCATTTGTATAGGTTTGGTCCCCATTGTTTGTCAAAGCAACTCTAAATGTTGGTTGATTAGGAAGGGTTAATTGACCGCCTGGATTAAATCTTCCAACTTCTCCATTATTTACACCAAATTTTAAATAATTGTTATTTCTATTCCAAATAAATGCACCGCCACCATTTGCAGCAGAATCCATTCCAATAATAAAATTGTTTGTTGAAGATGGAGTGGCAATATTATTAGACCAAAATGCCATTGATGATTCAGTAGTACCACCATAATTGACATTGATTAAAGATGAGCCAGCAGTTCCTATGCTTAAAATATTTGATACAAAAGAAAGTGTAGAACCGCTTGAAAATGCACTTGTGCCATTTCCATAAGGAATATAGCCAGCAGTAAGGCTATTTAAACCAGTACCACCATAAGAAACAGCTAAAGTTCCGCTTGAAATATTGCTTGCATTTAAGCTTGTTAAAGATGAACCTGCTCCGCTAAATCCAGTAGCAGTTAAAACTCCAGTAGAAGGAACAAAACTTAATTTTGTAGAGCTGGTTGTTTGTGGCAAATTACCAGTTGTTGTAGATACAATGGTTGGATACCATGTAGCACTTGAACTTGTATTGTCTGTAATTGCTGTATTTGTGGCATTAGTAGCATTTGTTGCTGTTCCTACTGTTAAAGAGGATGGGGCAACATAAGTATTTGCTGCGCCTGAGCCATTAGATTGCAACAAATATCCAGCAGTTCCATAAGAGCCATTAAATGCTACTGCATTATTTGTATTGATTGTTATTGCATCGGTTGCTTGGGAATTGGTTGTTAAATGAATGTTATTAGCACCAATAGTGCCAATCACAATATCTGTGCTACCGCTTAAAAAATAACCATATCCAGCAGCATTGATTGAGCCTGTGCCTGTATATCCGCTTGAGTTAATACCAAAAGTTGCATAATTAGTTGAAGCTGTTCCATTATTGTTGTAAGCAATAAATTCAGCAGAAGCAGAAGCACCAGCATTAGTGTTTTGTATAACTTGTTGCAAATAGCTATTGGTGCTTGCAACAGTATGAGCAATAATTCCTGTATCACTAAAGCTTAAAGTACCGCCAACACCTAATGCGCTTGTATTAGAAGAAGTAAGAGCTGATGCAGTTACAGCCAAACTTGTTGCGCTTGCAACACCTAAAGATGGGGTTGTAAAGCTTGGGCTTGTTTGCAATGCAACAACTGTACCGCTTCCTGTTGTTGAATAACTAGTTCCCCATGCGCTACCTGTGCTATTTGGAATGCCAGCACCAGGATAAACCATAGAATTTGTAGCACTTACAGTAACTGCTCCAGTAGAAGCTGAAACACTAATACCACTTCCTGCAACTAAAGAGGTAACACCAGTATTGGCAATAGAAATAGAACCTGCACCATTTGTAATGCTAATTGCAGTTCCAGCAGTTAATGTTGCTCTAGTAAATCCTGTTCCATTGCCAATATCTAATGCACCATTAGCAGGAGTAGTAGAAAGCCCTGTACCGCCATTTGCTACACCAAGAGTACCAGTTACCCCAGTAGACAAAGGCAAGCCTGTAGCATTGGTTAAAACACCGCTTGCAGGAGTTCCTAGAGCTGGGGTGATAAAGGTAGGGCTTGTATTAAATACAAGTGCTCCTGAGCCTGTTTCATCGGTTACTGTGGCAGCTAAGTTTGCAGAAGTAGGAGTCTGCAAGAAAGCCAGCATATTAGTTCCAAGACCAGTTACATTGCCAATCGCAGGAGTAATAGTGGTATTGGTTACAGAAGTGATTTGACCTTGAGCATTTACTGCAAAAACAGGAGTAGCGGTTGCTGAACCATAAGTAGAAGCAGCCACACCAGTATTGGTAATGCTAAATTGAAAGCCTGTAAGGGTTAGTCCTGTTCCTGCTGTATAAGTAGCAGAAGTGGTAAATTGCGACCAGTTATTAGCTGTTACATCAATAGTACCGCCATCTTGCGCTGTGCAGAACCATGCGCCACCAGCTTGAGTGCCATACTCAATAAAGGTAATAGCACAAATCAATTCATTCCAAGTATTAGCATCTAATGCTCTTGTCCAAGCACTTGCTGAAGCTAAATAAATGCCATTTTGTGAAGCAGTTCCTTGGTTTTTTACAAGAACTCGATTACCTGCTACTACAGCATGACCATCAATAGTTTGAAGTCCTGAAAGGGTAATAGGAGCAAGAGTTGCTACTACACAAGGCTGCTTCCAGCTAATTCCTGCTGCATAAGATTGCAAAGCAAGAAGGTTTACTAAATCATTTGCTGCTACTGGCTGGGCAGAAACTTGCCCAGTAGTAGTTTTCATATCTGTAAAAACAGCAGTAGAAGGAGAGGTGCTACCAATAGGCGAACTATCTAGAGTGCTATTGGTGATTGTAAGACCTGATTGAATTGGATTAGAGGTAGCATAAAAAGGCTTTCCTTGACCAATAAAAGTCTGAAAATTACCAAAAACATCAAAATAAGCCTGAACAGGCAGTAGATTTTGGTCTACTGTTGAGTTGGGAGCACCCATGTTTAATCCTTAGTTATATTGGATTCTAATTGCTGGAACACTAGCTCCTACAGAGCCTGGCAATGCAGTAGTTTTTAGTACCACATTAGTGCTATTAGAATAAATCCAGTATCTAGTTTGTTCACCAGCTTGACGATAAACAGCATTGGCATAAATTACTTGGGTTTGCTGTCCATTGGCTAATTGATAAGATTTTCCAGAGTTGGCATTTACTACCCAGCCAGAACCTAGATTCTTTTCAGCATAAACATAAACAGATTGTCCTGCACCAGTTGCTTGAGCATTGATTACCAAAGATAAGTTGTAATCTCCAGCAGCAACAAAAGTAAACACACCTGTGGAAGCATCATAAGTAATGCCACTTGCACCAGCTAAAGTGCTTGCTGGTTCTAATAAAGCTGGAGTAGCTGTCAATGCAATGCTTGCGCTTAGGTCATAAGCTTCAATATGAGGCTGATTTAGAACATTGGCAAAAGTAGTAGGAGGGTAAAAAATTACCCCTCCTGGGCCTACCAAACCAAGGCAATTACCTGCTGTATCAAATTCCGCTTGAACTGGAACAATATTTTGGGTATTGGTACTTGCTACTTGGTTTGAACTCATTATGCAATTCCTTCGCCTGGAGTGATTTCTGCGCTTGAAGCTGCACTAGACAAGAACCAAGCATTAGGTGGAATACCGCTAAATACCGCTACACCATTAGCAGGAATAGCAAAAGTATTAGCAGAAGGAGTTGTTAAGCCAGGAGCTGTAACTACAGGAGTAGAAGTCCCATCATTAGGCTCCTGGGGCTGCCAAGATACTCGAATTAAGCTAGAAGTAATGTTTACAATTCGATAACCTGAAGGATATACATTATTGCTAGATTTAACTTGAACAGCAGCCAAACTTCCAACAAGGTATGTTGGGCCAAAAGGTGCAAAAGCTGAATTGTAAGCCATTATTTAACTCCTTAAACCGCAGTAGCAGGTAGTGAACCTTCTGGGCGAACAACTTGAATAGCATAGTTACCAGTAGCAGGAGTTGCGCTAGAACCGCTTGCATTTATCCATTGAATAGACAATACACCAGCAGTAAAGCAATCTGCTTCAGCTACAGTAACACCAGCAGTTTGTGAGCCGATAACACCAATAACAGAAATAATGTCTGTAGTTTGAAGTCCTGGCAATGAATAAGTTTGAGTTGCTGAAGTAGAAGCTACAGCAGTTGGAACTAAAGGTGCTGATACATAGAAAGTGCTGATAGCATTTCCACGAGCAATAGTGGTAGATGGCATGGTTTTTCCTTTAAATAAGGTTAATCAATTATAGGGTATTTAAGAAAAAAGGCCACACTTTTTGGGCATGGCCTTTATCTTTTTACTTCATGGTATTTCTTAGTATGCGCCTGGGCTTAAGTCATATCCATAGATATAAACATCAACAGTCGCAGTAGCGAAAGCTGTAGAAATATTTACATAAACAGTTTGAGCTGACAAAGCTGTATTAGGGTTAGTTGCAGCAGAAATAGTTACATAAGATGGAGTAGTTTGACTTGTCAAAGCTGCTGCTGTCAAAACTGCTGAACCACCTTTAGCAACTGCTGTATAAACACCCAAATTTACAGAAGCTACAGATTGTGTTGCGCCATTGTTGTTAGCATTAGCTACAACAACTGAAGCAGGAACATAAAGTGCGCTATTGTTAATTTGAACAGCAAAGTCTGCTGCTGCTGCTGTGGAAACACCCTTTAGAACACCTAAAACTCGCAAAGCCTGTTGGCTATTGAGGTTCGATGGGTGGGTAGTATTGGTTACTGCTGGTCCTGGATTACTCATGATTTATTCCTTAAATATGTTTAAAAAGGAAGGGTTTTACCCCTTCCAATCATTAGGCTGCTACTCGGCAAGCCAATTCTGGGTAGAGTGGAGCCCAACCATATAGAACATCCACACGAGTTGGAATACTATCGTTATTTATGGTGTACTGCCTCACGACTCGCATAGACAAACCAATTTCTTTGTCTGATGCACGACCAGCAAAATGAACACCTTCAGGCAACTCAAGGTCAGCCATAGCCATTGTGTAAGCATTGCGATGCATTACGATGTTTTGTGGGCTGACGATGCCAGAGCCACTTGCATTGTATTGTGATGCAAAGAATGTTACAGCAGCAGAAGCAACAGGGCTTGGGATGCTCACATTCTGGAACTGACCACCGCTAATAACAGCAGGAGAAACAGTTACAGAAACAGAAGAACCAGAAGCCACAGAAACAGCAGATTT